CTAACATTTAATAAATAGTATTATTTGTCTTTATTATCTTTAAAATAAGTTGTTTGCAAATTTCTTTTCAATTTTTCATCTTTATTAATTTCATTTTCTTGTTTTTTAACAAAATCAATATAATTATTAATCTCCTGATATGTTTTATATGAGATTTTGTTTAAATTGACAAAAATTCCATTACTATTTTCATTTAAATAAACATTATTTAATTTTAAAATTTTACCTATTTCAATGTGGTGAAAGTTTTCAAGGACTTCAATTGCTTTGCACAATTTACTTAAGTCGCTTGAATTCGCATTATTTTCATTATTTCCAGAATCAATTAAATTATTTTTCATAGTAATGTTTTCGTTTTCGTTTTCATTTTCAACGCTAGTGCTATTAATTATAACGCTCATTATTATTATATTAAAAAATAGTTTTTAATATAATAATAAATTATAATGTTTATAATGTTTTATAATGTTTTATAATGTTTTATTATTATAAATTATAATTTTTAATATTTTGAGCAAGACTTTTTGGAACTCTAATTTGTAATTTATTTTCATCTTGTAATACGCTATTTTTAGGCTTTAAATAATCGTCAGTTTCCAAATCATTTTTGAGCGTTTCATAATTATTAATACTTATTAACTCAGCAATTACACTAATAAATTTATCATTTAACTCATAACGTTGGCCCAAAATTCTAACTTGTAAAATATCGTTTTCTTTTATTTGTGAAAACATTTCATTATTGTAATGATGGTCACGAGCTATAAAAATAATATAGGGACTAGAACCATCGTCTAGGACTAACTCAGCACGAACACCTACTTTAGTTAATGATTTAGCAACACAATTAATTATCATCGACTCGACCGGATTTGTAATTAAACATTCAAATACGCACTCGAATAATACTTTATTGCCAAATAATTCACCACTAGAATAGGTCAATAATTTAACAGTATTGTTTTTAATAAACCCCTCTTTAATACATTTGTTTTCATTAAAACTTTTGATTTTGGCCTCTAAAATATTATAAATATTATTGTTTATTTCATTAAAAGATAACACAATCTTTTGTGTTAATAATGAACGCATAAATATATGCGAATTATCTAAAACCGCTTTATTAGGAATAGCTTTCCGAGTTTGTATTTTAGACATAGTATACTAATATATATATTAATAATTTAATCTTTAAAATTATTTCAATTATATAAATAATTATATTTATATAATTTTTTTAATTTATTATTTATTATTATTTATTATTATTTATTATTTATATTATGGAAAAAATATAGATTATAGACTATTTATTAGTGCATCAGAGAGATTTATGAACCACCGTTTTCCATTATTTTTACGCATATCGTATAATCGAAAGTAAATTTCTTGAGCAGCGCAAAAATATGTTTGATTTAGTGCTTTTAATGTATTAAGCACATCTTCTTTTACGTTTAAAAGTGTAAAAATCTTTTCAGTATTTGCTTTTCCTGCTTGATCACAACGAGCCCCTTTATTTGTTGCAGTTTTTATTTTGAATTCTGTAACTAATTCTTTTGTTATTTTTTTATTAACTGCTAAAATTCCTAAAACATCAGATAGACTTTCACTAGGTATTTTATTGGCTTCAATAACTTTATCAAAATCATTATAGTCCTCAAATTCACCAATAATTAAAATCACATTATCAGGTTTTTTACTTTCACTTTTACTTTCACTTTTACTTTTAGTTACATTTTTTATCATATATAAGGTATAATCCCTAAACTCGCTTTTATTCGGTATTAGCAAAGCCTTAGCTTGTGTCTTAGCATTAGTGCTTTTCAATATTTTCGAATTATAATAATTCAATAATTGCTTATTAAAATCGGTTTCTTCGTTGTAGCTAGCATTGAATAAATAAATAGCAAGTAGCACCGTCTTATTATAATCCAAGTCATCAAGCAATATATGAATTGCTAGCCTATGAACTTCGTCACGTGTTAATTCTTTCTTTGCTCTCAAAATATCCATTATTTTACCATAATAAAAATATTTGTTATCTTTAATAGGTTTGGCCCCTTTTACTTGCTGAAAATGCGTAATTATGTATTTGTAATTATTTTCTAATTCTGCTATAAGCGATTTAATCAAAGTTATGTTGCTATTTGACAAACCGTCTAAATCGGGGTTTGCATATAGTTTGATTTGTGAAGTTTTTTTGTCTTTTGTTTCTTTTGCAGTTAGACCCGTTTTTTCTTGTGCTTGTGTATCGGTGTCGTCTATTCGGACCGAATCAGATATATTCACCTTTAATTCATTAGGTTTAGTTAGTATAGGATTGGTGCGCTCAAACAATGTTGCATCAGTGTTTAAATCGGCCGGTTGAAAAATATACATAGTATCAATATTTATTAGTTTTCCCGAGTTATTATATTTATCTGTTATAAATATGTTTTCATTATTGACTAGCTCATCGAGCGCGTTGTTTATATGTTCTAGTGGATAATCTTTAAACGCAGTAATGTGCTTAATAATGTCAGTCTTAGTATAAAAGTATTTTTCTTTATATAAATCTCTCAACATTTTTGTAAGCACTTCGTTATTTGTTTTCAAAAATGTGTCATTATATAGCGAACTATTTATTTTTATGCTTCTGCCATATATCTTGTCATAGTCTTCGCTAGAAGGCTTACAAAAATATCGGCATTCAGCCATATAATCGCAAAGAGCGCTATATGCTTTGTCGCCTATAGTATAGTTAATTGAAGAGTTATTAGAAAGAGTAATAGCCAATTCTTTATTCAAAAATTTCTCGTCGAATTTTTGTTGCTCATAATTAAGTAAACAATCTATACTATGCTCTTTAAGCACTCGCGTAACTGTTCCAATTACTTTCGCTTTTTCTTCCGCTTTTCTATAAATAAATAAGTCTACCGACTCAGTATTATTATTTAACAATGTGCCATGCATATATATTTGCACATTTCGCAATTTAAGAGGAAGGTCCTTGTGACTGCACGTTCTAATTGCTCTGCCAATAATTTGCTCAATTCTATTTATATTATACCAAGGCTCTAAAATATGTATTTGTCTAATATATTTAAAATCTAATCCTTCACTTCCTGCTGCCGATAAAAGTATTACTTTCACTATTTCGCCATTAATATTATTTGTGTCAGTGCAAGCCTTTAAATCGCCCACTATATCAGGAGAAATATTGCTGTTTCCACTAATAATAACGTATTTTGCGCCTCTAAAACGCTGTCCTTGCTCTAATTCCGATTTCTTTTTATAAGTATTTACATCTAATTCTTCGCTTGGAGGACTAGCAAATAAAGATTTATTAGTTCCGTAGCGAGTAAATCCCGCTGTTTCTAATGCTAATGCTAGCGGTATTAAACCCGAGTCAATAAATTGCGAATATATAATAATTGGACCTTGCGAATTAAAAACAGAATCTAATATAGCTTTAATCTTTGTACTATATTTTTCTATTACATTATAATCAAATATATCACTTGTAGCAAATTCGCTATTAAATTTATAGCCATATCTTGATTTTGGTGCCTGACTTTCTTCATAGCTCATTATATTATTTATGCCCATTTTACCAATAATATCTCTAATGTTAACAAGTCCGTTTATTTCCTCAAGATTAATATTAGCAATAACATCTTGAATATTTTCATAGAGCGTCATTTTTTCGTCAAAATAAGCCTCTAATTTACTATTAGGAAACACCATATTTAGCGCTTCTAATGGTTTTTGTAATAATGTGTATCCAAATGTTTCCATTGCATTAATTTTCTCTTCGTCGAATTTTGATATGTTGTTTTTGAGGACAATATTATATACAAACTCTTGGTAAGGCGACACTTGATTTACGTATATATCAAATAATTCTATTTTTTCGCTTAAGCTAACACCGTTGATTTTTAATTCGGGATATTTGGCATTAAATATGCTTCTAGTTTCTGAGAAATTGTTTGGCAATATTCTAAATGGAAAGCTTAATGGATTGTCGCCTTTAACATAGCTAACATAGCCATTTATTTTTCTCTTAAACAATTCGAGACCAACTTGCTCGCCTGCACTATTTACAACAAAACTTCCGTCGCCGTTAAACACGTCTTTAAGCTCTATTTTTGACCTATTATCGTTAATATTTAAAATATTTATTAAAAAAATGATTTCTTTGAAGTCGTTAAACATTGGTGTTGCTGACATAAATAGCAACTTTAAATTGTCAACATTTTTAACTAAATTCATCAATTCGTTGGACACTAATTTGTTGCTGTTATCTTTAGACTGGCGTATATTATGTATTTCATCAATTATGATTAATCTATTATTAAAATATTTTTGCAATTTCTTTTTAATCAGCATTTTTCGCTTAGTGTTATTTGGATCGTCGGTTAATAACTGATTTGTAATGTTGGATTTTTTCATTATTAAATTGCCGAATTGTGTATAACCCATAAATAAATAGTAATTTGATATAATGTTTTTAACTATTTTTATCACTTTTTCACGTGATAAATTTTTTTGCAATATATTAATCTCATTTAATATGTTTTGACCTGCGCAATTATTAATAGTCCAATATCCATTGTGCAACTCTAATTTAGACTCGTCGAATAATTGTAAATAAAAATTTTCCTGCACATTTGGAGAGGCTACAATAATAATTCTATCATTATAGCCCATATATTGCAAATATTTTCTGGTTTCTTCTGCTACCCCTATTGCTGAGCACGTTTTTCCTGTTCCTAGTCCGTGAAATAATAAAAGACCATTATATGGTGTATGTATTGATAAAAAGTTTTTTATAAATTTTTGATATGGTGCTAATTCAAAAGCCTTATTGCATATTTCATTTGCTTGCTTTTCAAAATCTGTGTCAATATTTATTTTTATTTTATTTTCCATAAGCTCTTTATTGTGTGCTATTTTAATATTGAAAAATTCATCATCGTGGTGAGGATATAAATATTTATAATTACTATTTAGCGGGTTTTTTAACTCCTTTGCATTTAATAACTCTAAAGCATTTAAATAATATTTTAAATCTGTTTTTGTATTTACACCACTTTCTAGGCCTTCTAACTCTGATTTGTCTATAGTTATTTTGTTTATATTCTCTCTAAATAGTGAGGCTAAATATAAATTATTCTTTTCTTTTGTTTCGGGCTGTTTTATACTTGAAACAACGTCTTCTGTGTCCTCTTCTTCTTCTTCTGGTGTTTCCTCTTCTTCTTCTTCTTCTTCTTCTTCTTCTGGTGTTTCCTCTTCCTCTTCTTCTAAACTAGTCTCTTGTGGTTCAACTTTTTTTCCTTCGCCTAAGTCTGTATTCTCAATTAGTTCTGGTTCTTCTGGTTCTTCTGGTTCTTCATATTCTGGTTCTGCTTCTATTGCTTCATCTTCTTCTTCTTCTTTGTCTTCATCTTCTGGTTCTTCTGGTTCTTCTGGTTCTTCTGGTTCTTCTGGTTCTTCATATTCTGGTTCTGCTTCTATTGCTTCCTCTTCTTCTTCTTCTTCTTCGGCTTCATCTTCTTCTTCGGCTTCATCTTCTTCTTCGGCTTCATCTTCTTCTTCCTCTTCCTCTTCCTCTTCTTCTTCTGCTTCCTCTTGTGCTTCCTCTCTTGCTTCCTCTTCCTCTTCCTCTTCCTCTTCCTCTTCCTCTTCTTCTTCCTCTTCTGCTTCTTGCTCTTCCTCTTCTGCTTGCTCTTCCTCTGCTTCTTCTGCTTCTTCCTCTTCCTCTTCCTCTTCTTCTTCCTCTTCTGCTTCTTGCTCTGCATCTTCTGTTTCCTCTTCCTCTGCTTCTTCTGCTTCCTCTTCCTCTTCCTCTTGTGCTTCCTCTTGTGCTTCCTCTTGTGCTTCCTCTTCTTCTTCTGCATCTTCTTGTTCTTCTGCTTCTTCTGCTTCTTCTGCTTCTTCTGCCTCTTCTGCTTCCTCATCTGCTTCCTCTTGTGCTTCTTCTGTTTCTTCTGCTTCTTCTGCTTCTTGTTCTGCATCTTCTGTTTCTTCTGTTTCCTCTTGTGCTTCTTCTTCTTCTTCTGCTTCCTCTGCTTCTTCTTGTGCTTCTTCTGCTGCTTCTTCTGCTGCTTCTTCTGCTTCCTCTTCCTCTTCTGCTTCCTCTTGTGCTTCCTCTTGTGCTTCTTCTTCTGCTTCCTCTTGTGCTTCTTCTTCTGCTTCCTCTTGTGCTTCTTCTGCTTCTGGTTCTTTATTTTGTTCCGGTTTTTTCGAACTAAATAAATTACTTAATATATTCATTTACTATATATTAAATATATAGTTTATAAGTTTTTAATAAATTATTTAAATAATTTATAATATTTTTTTTTTCATAATTATATTCTCTTAGATAATTAGATACATTGTCTATAGACACCCATTTAATTTCGGTAATTTCATAAATTTGATAATTATTCTTAGGAATATAGTTGTTATTAATTATACCAATAAAGTATTTATGCTTATATGATTTATAATTAGAACCGCTAAATATTTCCTCATATGGCACAATGTTATTAATAATAGCAATATCTTTTTTTTCATATCCAGTTTCTTCTTCAAACTCTCTAAGGGCACACACAATATCTTTTTCTTGATAATTGCGACGTCCTTTTGGAAAGCCCCATTCGGGTTCAATGTATTTTTTATCACATAAATTCACCAAACTTTCTAAATCATAGCTTTCAAAAATATTTGAATAGCCATTTTTTAAGTTAATAAATTTACTTTTAGATGTTTTTTCCTCATTTTTATAAGAATTATTGGTGTTATAGTTCCATAAATATTGCCATATACTATCAAAATCATTGTTTAATATAAATTGTCGTTCATTTACAGTCATATTATTTAATAAATTTGTAATATAGTTTTTATCTTCTATGGAATATTTTCCACGCATAAAATCTACAAACGATAATGTATCTTTACGTTTTATTATGAAAATCTCAACATCATTTTCTAATGTATTTGTTAGTGGATTTACTTTTTTTGTAATCCTTATTGGAATAATGCCAATACTTGTTATAGGAACTTTGCATTGATGAAATAAATGACCCAGCTTACCGCAATTATTACAAAAAATAAATTTTTTTGTATTCATTTATAAATTTATAGATTTATAGATTGTTAATTATAATGTAATTATGTTTTTATATATTATTTTTTATTTTAGTAACATTTTATTTTAGTAACATTTTATTTTAGTAACATTTTATTTTAGTAACATTTTATTTTAGTAACATTTGTTAATATAAAATCTATATTAATATAAAAAATATTATGACCAATAGTAGCATATTTAACCCTATTATTTGGGGTCCTCATTATTGGTTTGTATTATATACAATTGCTTTGTCATATCCGTTAAATGTAAATGAGAGCACAAAAAAAAAATATTATGACTTTATAACAAATTTGCCATTATTTATACCTGTCCCCGAAATAGGAAATACCTTTAGTAAATTCTTAGACGCATATCCAGTAACACCTTATTTAGACTCACGAGAATCACTTATAAAATGGACACATTTTATACATAATAAAATAAATAGCTATTTAGGTAAACCCGAAGTATCATATTATGATGCTCTAAACAACTATTATGAAAATTATAAATTAAAAGAACTTAAAAAGAATGATGAAAAGAAAAATAGGCACAAATATATTTTTGGAAGTGTATTGTTAGTTTTATTAATCCTAATAATATATTTATATATTAAATAATAGTAATACTATGAAACTAGAATTGCTTATTTTATTAATAACAGTTTTGGTATTAGTCAATACATATTTTGAAGGTAAGTTACTTAGAAAACTAAAGAAATATGAAAAATATTATAAAATGGTTTTTTTCGCTTTTGTTGGACTATGTATTTATTTATATATAAAAAAAGATCCGAACAATTATAAAGACTTTGTAACAAACTCAAATGGGTATATAAAATATTTACCTATTGATAGAAATACTGCAAGTATTATTACTCCAATTATTGATTTTACGTCGAGCTCTATTTCAAAAGAATTAAATAATAACATTATCGTATACAATAATCCTAACAATCGCAAATCAGTAACGTTTTCAAATCCAAATCACAATTTATCAAAACAGCAACAAAAGATTTTATATTCCGGAAATACTTCTACTAAGCGAAGCGTAAGTGAAACAAAAAAGAAATATGTAGCGGCATCTCAAAATTGGCATTGTAAGCAATGTCAAAAACAATTGCCTGCGTGGTTTGAGGTAGACCATGTTATAAAACTTGAATATGGTGGTTCAAATGCTATAGATAATTTGGAAGCATTGTGCAGAGATTGCCATGGTAGAAAAACAGCTTGTGAAAATTTATAACGCTATTTAAATAGTTTTCGAATAATTAGTAGTTAGTAGTAATAATATTATATAGTTTTATATTATATTATATTATATTATTATGTCATCTGATACTAATACTAATGTTACAAAATTTAAAGAGCTATTCAATTCTAGTGGTGAAAAAATAGGTGATTTTTTTAAATTTTTAAGCACTATTTTTATAAGAATACTAGACAAAACAGTTAATGGATTTAAAATAAAAGATAATCCACATAAATATTATACATATTTTATTAGCATAGTACTTATACTAATATTATGCTTATTTTATTATTTAAATGAGAAGCAAAATCTATTTGCTATTAAAAATAGTAAATATGAGATTTTAGTTACTATATTGTTAATTGCATTTAGTATATATTGTTTCCTTTTTTTTGTTTATAGAAATCATATACCTTTGGATAATAGAATTGAGGAGAAATCTAGTGATGATGATAAATCTAGTTCGGATTCTGTAAAAAAACACAATAGTGATACAGCATATATAAGTATTTATAATGAAAACTCAAGAAAGCTTATTGACATCAAAGACGACAATTCAGCAACTATAAATAAACCAAACTTAAAAGCCACATTAACAAGCCCACTATTTAACATAATGAAATATTTCTTTTACTTATTGTTGCTAATTAGCTTACCATTATTCCTATTAAACTATACTTTCTATTTGCACAAAGTTAATGACAATTTATTAAACATTACAAAAAATATATTACTATTATTAATATTTTTAATAGTATTAGCAATAATAGCTAAGCTTTTTTCTATAAAAACATCATCCAATGGGTCAATCTATTGTGAAATAGAAATAGAAAAAGACAAAAAACCCGCATACACAGATTTAATAAAAAGTTATGCCAAATATTTTTTATGCATATTTAAAAATTTTGTATTTTTTATTCCTTGCTTAATTGTTATTTTAACAGATGAAATAAATAATGATATTAGATTAACACCTTCCTCTGTTTATATATTATTTTTCATATTACTATTATTAGTCTTGTCACTAATTTTTTTACCTATGCTATTTAAATTTATAAGAACATTTAATAAAAGCGATATTTTGCAAGGTAGTGGGCCTTTTTATTTAAACGAAGAGAAAACTTTAGGAAAATATCAAAACTTAAATACACACTTAAGTAAACCTATAACCGTTCCCAACATCACAGTCGAAGAGGATAAAAAACCCAACGAAGAGAGATTAGATAAAATAATGGACGCTTTTAATATGGATAAAGATGCATATAAAAAACAATTAAATTCATTTAATTCCTCTATTGGTATTGATAAAGGAACTAGCTCCGACTCTGGCTCTATAAAAGACGCTAGTGCTAATAGTTCAAATATTAAAACTCATTCATTTACACTATTTAATGATGTAAATAGTGCCTTTAATATTAAAACAACATACTCTAATTCAATAGTAAGTAAAGAAAAATTTCCATATAATTATACTTATAGCTTAAGTTTCTATATTTATCTTAATCCACAGCCGGAAAATACCTCGCTAGCATATACAAAAGATACTGTTTTATTCAATTATGGTTTTAAACCTGTAATATATTATAATGGTAGCTCGCAAAAAATAATTATAAAATCAAGAACAATTAGTAATAGAGGCGACCAATTAGATACAATATATGAGATGATAAATCCTAAGTTCCAAAAATGGCTGTTTTTTGTAATAAATTATGACAATAATATGATAGATGTATTTATAGATGGTAAATTAGTAGGTTCAAAAGAAGACGTGTCACCCTATTTTAAGGGGGATGCTATAACTATTGGCGAACGCGACGGCATTCATGGAAGCATAAAAGAAATTTATTATTATAATAAAGTAAGAACACCATCTACAATCGAATTATTATACAATTTATCAAAAAATAACACATAATTGAGAGATTTCTATTCTTATTTTTTCTTATTTTTTCCTTATTTTTATAAATAAAAATTATTTAATTTAATTTAAGAGATTAAATTAAATTAAATTAAATATTTTAGTGTTAATAAAAACATTATAATATTTTTTATATATATATTTATAATGGCTATAGTAAATATAATAATAATAATAGTTCTTGTAATAGTTCTTGTATGGGGACTAAATAACTTATTTTTCAAAACAAATATAATATTTGACGTTATGTGTGATGCCAGTGAACAAGCTCAGGGAGTAAATAGTGTTAGTGGTTTATTCTCAAGTAACAAAAATGTCGTATTTGCTAAAGATATACCAGAAACAAGCTCCTCTAATTTTATGTTAAGTGTGTGGTTTTATATAGAAAATTGGGGTGATAATATATCTTATGAAAAGAATATTTTATTTATGTCACATAAAGAATTTGCAATAACTGCTCCAGGATTAGATGATCCAATAACAGGTATTAGTAGTAAACGCACATTAGCAATACCAACAAACATCACTACTACTGTTTATAAAAATATAAATATTGCATTAGATAAATATGAAAATAATTTATTTATTGATATTGAAACATATTTAGACAAAGCACAGAGTATTAGTCAACCTGGTCAAACAAATTATACAAGATATAAAATCCCTAATATTTCTGTTCAAAAATGGAACAATTTAACTCTTAGTGTAGATACTCGCACACTAGATGTATATTTAGACGGTAAATTACGCAATTCATTTATATTACATGGATTATATAAAAACCAGAATGAAGATCAATCTAAAAAAAATATATATATAGGAAATATGAAATTGACCGGTTCAAGTGACAATACCGGTTTTGAAGGATATATTACACGCATACGCTATGAAGGCCACTCTACTAATCCGCAAGAGGCTTATAAAATTTATAAAAAAGGTATTAATTCAAAACTCGCAACATCTATATTTAATAAATATAGATTAAAAATCAGCTTTCTCGAATATAACAAAGAGAAGGGAACAATTACATTGTAATTCTTTATTCTTTATTCTTTTATTATTTTTATTTTCTATAAAATAATAAAATCATTAATATTATTTTTTATTTATTTTTTATTATTTATTTTTTATTTTCTATAAAATATTAATATTATTATTATTAATATTAATATTATATAATAGTAATAATATGAATCCACCCGAAGGAGTTTTGGACAATTTAAAAAAAAATATGAGTTCATTAATTCCATATCAAAGCGATAAAAAGAGCGTGCTAAATGATTTCTTAGCATCTAACACGATGATATCAAGATTAACTTTCATATTAGCAATAATCATAATTTTTTCGTCTTTATTTTACATTGGAAGCAAAGTATTATTTATTATGTTATCTCCCTCAAAAACACCATATATTATAAGCGGTATGAAAGACGCCACTGAAGCTTTAACTATTACCCAAGCATTAGGCTCAAAAACATCTATTCCGCTTTTAAGAAGTGTCAATCAATATGAAGGTATTGAATTTACTTATTCATTTTGGATTTATGTTACTAATTTAGAATATAAAGACGACTCCGACTATATGCACGTATTTAATAAAGGTTCGCCGCCCAATTCAGTAGGTGAAGGTGGGTCTGGATTATTTGGACCAAATAACGCTCCAGGTGTATATTTATATAAAGGAAAACGTAATTATAGTGATGACTTAATGGATAGGTATCCAGTATTAGGTATGTTAGTAAGAATAAACGTATTTCATAATAATAATAGCGTTGGAAAAGCATATTATGATGACATATATGTAGATGCTATACCTATAAAAAAATGGGTTGGTATTGTTATTAGAGCAACCTCTCAAAATATTGTTGATATATATATAAATGGTAGTTTAACAAAACGGCACAAGTTATCAAATATTGTTAAACAAAATTACGATAATTTATATATTAATTATAACGGGGGATTTGCAGGAAATATATCTGACTTAAAATATTACAACTATTCTATTGGAACCTTTGAAATTAATTCAATTACATCAAAAGGACCTAGTCTTAAAACCAAGAAAAATAGTAATATTAATAAATCCAAGCCTCATTATTTATCATCAGAATGGTATTTCAATGATACAGATGTATTAACATAAACATACACATACACATAAACATAAACATCTTATTAATAGATTTTTAACATTTTAAATAGTTTTAATATTAAAAATCTATAGTTACATTATAAGTATGATAAGCATAAGTAATGATAAAACAGATTATATTATTTTGTCTAGTTCAAACACAAGACATGGGACAAATATATATATGAGCTCACAAATTCTAACACAATCCTCTAATACTAATGATAGTAATACTTTTTTTAAGCGCGATTATGGTAACACTAATTATAAGGATAGAATAATATTATCTCAGAAATTAAAAAATACTGGTGCTGATAATCAGACAACTATTAATGCAATTATGATTACGCAAAATAATATTAAAAATAATATTAAATTTATTCACTCTTCTAATAATACAAATAGAAAAATATTATTTATTAAAAATCTAAACACTAGCGACAATTCAAAAAATTATTTACTTAATAACATAGTGAAAACCGAGTCCACCACTTTTTATCATTTAAATTATTATTTTAATAATTATTTTAATAATATAACAAACTACAAAGATTATTTTAACATAAGTATAAAAGATTTTATTTATAAAGATAACTCTGCAAATAGTGATATAAGTTTTACTACTACAAAATTTAAAATTAGAGATTTTTCAAGTATTCCATTATTTTCAAATGCTAGTACTGATATATCACTAATAAATTATGTAGCTTCCGATTTTTCAAGTTTATTTATTAAAACTGATGCAAGTATTAACAGATTAATTTTGGACTCGTCTTATATAATCAATACTAATATATGTTCATATAATAAACTTACATTAGATTTTAAGAATGTAAATACTTATAGTTTTGATTTATATACTAGTTCAGGTGTGCCAATTCAATTAAACGCTAATACACTTTATGCTAATTATAATAGATTAAGCACTATTACTACATTTATGATAAAGACAAACAATTTCGATATTTTGAATGCTAGAAAATCAAATAGCAAGATTATTTTCGATAAAAACAATATATATTTAAATAATGTAAGAGCATTAGACATATGTTCTAATTTTTACATTACTAAACCAGATTTTAAGAATACAACACGTTTAATCAATACAGTATTTTTGTCATTGGGTAAAAAAATCACAGGTATAACACAATATGACTTATATAATAATATTCATATAGTTTCCAAAAATGCTAGTATTTTCGATATTTCAAAAATAGTTTTTTCAAAAAATATTAATGCTTCATTGTTATCATATACTAATACTAATACTAAATATAATACATTAGTAACGAGTAAAAACAACCTTTATTTATTAGATTTCACTTTTAATTATAAAAACACTAATTATAACAATAATAATATAAACAATGCTATAAATTACAATGCTAGTTTATACAATTACGTTGAATATAAAAACAAAAAACAATTTGATTTTAATCTCTCAAAAATAATAGATTTTTCGTATATTAATATTAATAATAACACTAACGTTAATAACACGACTAGTAACAACAAGTATTACACAAATAATCCATTTATCAATAATGTGAATAATTTATTAGCAATAAATAATAAAGACCTTAGTGCTATTGTTACTGCTAGTTATGAAGTTATGAATAATGCTTTGCGATTTAAGTTTAAAGACTTAAATTATGATAATACTATTTATAACTTAAATAATGCGATTACTATAGAGAGCGATTTATATTCATCTATTGTTAATTATGATGTTCGTTATAATTATGGAAACTATTTTATAACAACAACAAAATTAGATATACTTTTACAGGACAATTCTAATGTATTGAATGTATTGAATTTAAATAAGAATTATCCTTTTAATTATCCTTTAATTAAAAATTATGACAATTCTTATAGTAGAATAAATTTTTATAGCTTGCAAGTTGTAAATTTATTTATTCTTACTATAGGGAGCGATTTCGAAAATGTAAATTGTATTTTTGTCTATCACGACCCAGCAACAGAAACAGATCCTAGCTTTTTATATCCATATAATAATATTGAAATCAAGCGAGATACTGAAATAGATACTTTAGAAAAAGCAATTATAGTCTTACCGGGAGCTAGAACAGCTATAACAAATAGCACATTTATTCCTGCAAAAAATGGTAGCAATTTATCAAGAAAAATGATACAAGGATTAATAGGTATGAATAATGTTCCGAAATTATTATCAATTGTTCCGTATGATAATAATTTTATTAATGGACGCGGTTTTGTTACACAATATCAACTTGGTGACACTTGTAATGATAATGAAGCTCTAATTAAAAATAAGATAAATGCGATTAAACATTATTCGGCTAAAGATAACGCTACAACACCAAATAATACTCTTAAAAATGAAAATTATGCTAATATAGTAAGGAGCAGTGCTCGAAGCAGATTATCGCAAACTTGTATAGAAAATTTGAGAGCAAATTTAGCAGCTGGAACTCAAAACACAACTACAACTAGACCAGTTATAACACCTTTTAGATTATTTGGTTAAAATTAGCTGTTATTCTTAATTTAAAAAATTGAAATTAATTGTATATTTAAAAAATATAGAATTAATTTAATACACATATTAATAAGTAGGCTATGGAAAAGCATAATGATGATGCGGAAAAGCATAATGATGATGCGGAAAAGCATAATGTTGCTACAGAAAAGCATAAATCTTTCAGATTATATGATTACAATGCTTACGATGGGCACAATAAATCCGAATTGCAAAATAATAAATTAATGAATGTTCAATTTAATCCTTACAAAGACAGCAAAAAGTTTATTATTCAAGCATTTGGTATTAATGAAGCAGATAAAACTGCATCAATTATTATTGAAAACTTTTATCCATTTTTCTACATTTTAGTAAATGAACAATGGAATGAACAGCGCAAAAATTCGTTTTTAGCTCATTTAAAAAAAAAGGTTGGAACTTATTACGAAGACAGCATAGTAAGCTTAAAGCTTGTAAAGCGGCAAAAATTATATGGTTTTGATAATAAAAAACTCCATACTTTTATAAAAATCTCCTTTACAAACACGGGTATATATAATAAAGTGAAAAAACTATTTTATACTGATACAACAAGCAAAGACAGTGGATTTGAAAGAACATTAAATGACGAAGGTTTTGTATATAATGATGAACAAGGAACGACAAACTGCTATTTATATGAAGCAGATATTCCTCCATTATTAAAATTCTTCCACAATAAAGAAATTGTTCCAAGTGGATGGATTAAAATGCCATCGCATAAAGTTAAAAAAATAGCAAATAAAACGACGCATTGTGCTTACGAATATTGTATAAACTATGAAGACATTGTTTCATACAAAGAAAAAGAGACCCCGGTAAAGTATGCTATTTGTAGTTTTGATATTGAAGCGAGTAGCAGTCACGGAGATTTTCCTCTTCCAATAAAGAACTATAAAAAATTAGCTACAAACATCCTTGAAAATTATTATTCGTGTGGCGATGAATTTAGATCTAATTATGATATTAGTATGTTAGGGCAAGAGGTTTTAAGTGCGTTTGAATTGACAGATCATAAATTAAATTATATTGCCAAAGTTTATCCAAAAGAAAAGAATTTGGCTGCGCTAAATTTTGAAAATTTAATTGATAATTTAGCAAACTATATTCCAGCAAACTTTAAGAAGAAGACAGGAAATGACACTATTATAGAACTAAGCGAATCAGAAGAGGAAGACACAGATGCAGAGGACGAAGATGTGGAAGCAGAAGACGATGACGACGCTAGCGACCTTAACAATATTGAGGTCACTAATGCATTTAAGCGCAAAAAGAGAGTAAAAGCTTACAATAAAAAAAACGCTACTTTAATCGAATTAATTAAAGATAGCTCGTGTGAATATAATACAAAATTATATGAGTTAACGGAAGCATTTAAAAATACTGGGTTTCCGGAGCTTGAAGGTGACATTATTACATTTATTGGAATGAGTTTTATTAACTATACCGAAAAACAGCCATATGAGCGTGTGATTATTGTAAAAGGTGGTTGTAAAATTCCCGAAAAATATGAGTCTTGGGCACAAGAAAATAAGGTTACTGTTTTAGAGCGACAAACTGAGAAAGAAGTATTATTAACATTTACAAAACTAATAATAAAATATAATCCGCATATTATTACAGGTTATAATATTACGGGTTTTGATTTTGAATTTATGTATAAGCGGTCGCTCGAATTAAATTGCGCAAAAGAATTCCTCAAATTATCGCGCAATAAAGACGAAATTTGTATTTCAAAAGATTGGCGCACGGGTTGTGAAGACATAGAAAATAATAAAATCATTTTAGCAAGTGGCGAATATAATCTTAAATTTATTAAAATGGCAGGACGCATTATTATTGATATGTATGTCGTTTTCAGGAAAGAATTTACATTAAGTTCTAATAAATTAGACTTTACATCAAGTTATTTTATTAGTGACAATGTAACAAGTATAGAAGTTAATAACGAAACTAATACCACTAAAATCAATACTAAAAATTTAACAGGTATAGCTGTGGGTAGTTATATTAAGTTCGACGAGCAAGGATTTAGCTCCAATTTATACAAAAAAGGCAAAAAATACGAAATTATTGAACTAAACAAAACAGAGCAATGGTTTGTGATTAACAGTGCAGAAGAATTAGATTTAGCAAATTACAAATATAAATGGGGTTTAGCAAAGGACGACGTAACACCTCACGAAATATTTGCTCTTGCTAATGGTTCTGATTATGATAGATGGACAGTTGGAAAATATTGTTTGGCCGATTGTGACAATGTTATTTGGCTATTATTAAAAGTGGACGTCATTACAGATAAAGTGGAGATGTCTAATTTGTGCAATGTTCCGCTAAGTTTCTTATTATTGCGCGGACAAGGTATTAAATTGCAAAGTTATGTTTCTAAAAAATGCGGAGAAAAGAACACTCTTATGCCTGTAGTTAAAAAGCAGAAAAATGGCGGAGGCTATGAAGGTGCTCACGTTTTCAAACCTAAAACAGGTATTTACTTAGACGAACCGGTTGCATGTGTTGATTATAGTTCGCTATATCCTTCGTCTATTATTTCCGAAAATTTATCGCACGATAGCAAAGTATGGACAAAAGAATATGATTTAGAGCATAATTTAATAGGTGAGCTAGGTGAAAAAGACGAGCATGGTAATTTTATTTATGACAATTTATATGACTTGGGTTATAAATATGTTGATGTCAAGTATGATACTTACAAATATGTTAGATTAACACCAAAAGCAGCCGCTAAGAAAATTGTAATTGGTTATAAAATTTGCAGATTTGCGCAATTTAGCGAAGGAAAAGCAATTATGCCATCAATTTTAGAAGACCTACTTTTAGCTAGAAAAACAACGCGAAAGCTTATAACATTGGAAAACGACGAATTTATGAAAAATATTTTGGATAAGCGTCAGTTAAGTATTAAAGTAACTGCTAATTCATTATATGGCCAAATGGGTGCAATAACAAGTGCTTTTTATGAGCCAGATGTTGCAGCCTCTACTACAGCAGTTGGGCGCAAATTACTATTTTACGGTCGTTCAATTATTGAAGAATGTTATGACGACATTAATGTAACGCTTAGCAATGGAACAACTGTAAAAGTGAAAGCGCAGTGTGTTTATGGCGACACCGACTCAGTATTCTTCAAATTTAATTTGCGCAATCATGAGACGCTTGAGAAAATTGTGAATAAAGAAGCGCTAGTTTATACTATTGAGCTAGCAAAGCAGGCGGGCGAATTAGCGAGTAAATTTCTAAAAGCGCCTCACGACTTAGAATATGAAAAGACCTTTTATCCGTGGATTTTGTTATCTAAAAAGCGATATGTTGGCATTTTATATGAAGACAATCCAGATAAAGGAAAAATGAAATATATGGGTATTGTATTAAAACGGCGCGACAATGCGCCGCTAGTAAAAGATATATATGGAGGAATTGTTAATATTATTATGAACGAAAAAAGTATTAGTAAGTCTGTTAAATTTTTGAATGAGTGTCTTGGTAAATTAATAGGTTGTGAATATCCTATTGAAAAATTATTAGTGACTAAGTCGTTGCGTGGCTATTACAAAAATCCTAAACAAATTGCTCATAAGGTATTAGCTGAGCGTATTGGTTTGCGCGACAGTGGAAATAAGCCATCTAGCGGAGATAGGATGTATTATGCATATATAGTGAATAGTAATAAAAAGGCTTTGCAAGGCGAAAAAATAGAAACTCCTGATTTTATTAAGCTAAATGGTCTAGTGCTTGACTATAGTCATTATATTAGTAATCAAATTATGAAACCGTTATTGCAGTTATATGCTTTAGACTTGGAAAATATGAGCGAGTTTAAAAAGAAGCGAGGAGTAACATTACAGTCGTGGCATAACGAATTAGCAAAATTACGCGAAAAATGGACTGACCCGGAAAAATATGAGAAGAAACTTGAAGAGTTAAAATGTAAAGAAATTAAAAGTTTATTATTTGACAAATATTTAAAAGATTGTAAATAGGGCTTTTGTCTTTTGTCTTTATATTGTTTTATTAAATATTTTATTAAATATTTAAAAGATTTGTTTATTTAATATATTAATATAGCGCTATATTAATATATATATTTTTTATATAGCTATGGTTAATAATATAACACATAAAAATTTATCACATTTTTCGCATAAATTCAATATAAAGAAAACAAATAAGGTGTTAAAAAATGTAAATACAAAGTCTGATTTTAAGAAATTAATATTGAAAAGCGATTATATACAAAATAAAAAGCAAGTATTTAACAAGGTTATTGACGTAGATGCAAATATCACAAATCAAGAAAACAGTGGTAGATGTTGGCTGTTTGCGTTTTTAAATATTATTCGCTATAAAATGATTAAAAAATACAAGTTAGAGCCTAGCTTTGAGCTTTCGCAAAATTTCTTATTTTTTTATGATAAATTAGAAAAGGCAAATTATTATTTAAATTATATTTTGGAAAGTTATGCTACTAATTTAGAAACATTAAAATCTGAAACACAATTAGGAAAATTAATAAATTTGTTAGATAAAGTAACAGATGATGGGGGTCAGTGGAATATGTTTGTAAATTTAATAGAAAAATATGGAATAGTGCCAAAATCAAATATGAACGACCACTTTCATAGCGCCAATTCTAAAGAATTAGAGCAATTTTATGACGACTTTTTGCGAAAATGCGCGCATAGAATTAGAACTATGTCTAAAGGCGACTTATTGAAAAACAAGACACAATTATTAGAAAGTATGTTGTTTGATTGTTATAAAATTTTGGTCTTATTTTTGGGAGAACCGCCCAGTAAAATAACTTGGGAATATTATGAAACAAACGATAAAAACAAATCCTTAAAAGCTAATAAAATTGCCGAAATAAGTCCTCTCAACTTTTACAAGAAATATGTTCCATATAAAGCACGGGACAAAATATGTTTAATAAACTATCCGTGCAAGCAAGCTCCGTTTTATAAATTATATAATGTTGAAATGACATTTAATATATTAGGGGCCGCCGAGCAAAATTTCATTAATGTTCCTAGCAATATAATGATGGATGCAGTTAAAAAATCTATTAATAGTGAAGAAGCTGTATGGGTAGGGGTAGATTTTAATAAATATATTTCAAATGATCACGGATTTTTAGATAGCGAAGGGTTTGACTATGAAGACGTTTTTGGGTTTGACACTTATATGAAAAAATGTGATGCGCTAAATTATAGGCAATCTGGACCAAATCATGCTGTTGTTATAAAAGGCTATAATTTCGACAATTCAAAAACAGACGGCTTTTTAGTGGAAAATTCTTGGGGAGACGAAAAAGGTTTTAAAGGCAATTATTATATGTCAAAGACTTGGTTTGATGACTATACGTATCAAGTTGTAGTAGATAAAAAATGCGTGCCACAAAATATATTAAATGTATTAAAGCAACAACCCACGCTATTGCCTTATTGGAGCCCGTTTGGTGCTTTATTAAAAGGTGGTTACTAAGGCTGTAGTTAAAAAAAATTGATTTGCAACTTTAAGAAATAAATGTATAATTATTCAAAACTATTGATTTAATACAATGTCTACAATTGAACGTAATCACATCGGACGTAAGATTGAGTATCTGGTTTCTCGTTATGCTAATGATAAAATTAAAATCCCCGAACACCAACGCAATGCAAATGTTTGGACTGAACAAAAGCGCAAGTTATTTATTGATTCATGCAAAAGAAATATGCCATCTCCTTCTATTTTGATTTATACTGATGAGAACGATGAACAATGGTTTGAAGATGGTCTTCAGCGTGTAACAACATTGAAAGACTTTATTCAAGACGAATTTTCGGATTCATCTAATAGAAAATATTCGGAATGGTGCGAAATTGAAAAATTTCGTTTTGGAAACTATGAGATTATTGTTGTTGAATATAGCGGAGCAACACCAGAGGAGCGTGTTATGATTTTTGACAGATTTCAAAACGGCTCGCCATTGAAAACGGGCGAGCGTCTTCATGCATTGAGCTATACTCCGTTGGTAAAGTTTACAAAGGAGATGTTTATGAAGTATACAAATAGTGACGGACAGGAAATGAGAGGAAAGTATCTTGACCGTGCGCAACTTGTGTGGGGTGCAATTAAATGCGACAACACCGACAAGCGTTATGATGAACTTCACAAGCTAGTTGCGTTGATAAATGGAATTGTGCATGGTTGGAAGTCTTGCAACGGTATTACAAAGTCATATGAGGAGCTACGTGAAACTCTAATGACGCCTATTAGTAATGAAATGAGGGACAATGCAGAGCGAGTTATTGATGAATTGCTCATTATTTATGAGGAAGCAGATGTAAAGTATCCGCTACAAGGCAAGAAACATCTTAATGTTCAGAAAACTATTGGAAACTTTACAGGTGCGATTGTGTATTCATTGAAAATGTTTCCAAATGACTGGGAACGTCTCCATAATGGATGGCTAGACTTTCTTGTTAGTTATCGCAAGGATAACACTTTACTTGAAACCAAAATCAAGAAAAATGTGGCAGACTGCCGTAATTGGACCGAAGGACGCTGGCGAACAACATACAAGCATGTATTCAATATTGCAGGACAAAGTGAACATATCAAAAGCCCTCCATCTGAAGACAGCGATGAAGATGAGTAATCACTAATGCTAGGAAAAAGAAAAATATTTTTTTTATATAATTTCTCAAGAGGTTTTTATTTATAATTTCTTTTATAATTTATTTATAATATTATTAATAAATTATATAAAACTTATTTGATTAATAAGCTAATAAGGTTGTGAAGATTAAAATGGAGTCTTTAACAAATGCCATTAATATTCTTAATATTAGTGTAAATGCAAATGAAGAATGTATGATATGTAAAGATGAATTGCAATGTGGACAATGTTATACATTACCTGAATGTAATCATAGTTATCATACACATTGTTTAATTAGTTGGTTTAGAAATGGTGACTCGCGTTGTCCATATTGTGGAAATAAAGGTGTTAATAATAAAAACAATGACACTTTGCGTAATGTAAGAGGCAAATATTTTACTACAGTATATGAAGCACAAATGTCAGCAGATATAAAAAAATATGTTTATTTGAAAAAAAACGATACTAATAAAAAATGTCTTGAAACACGCAAGCAATTTGAAAAAATTAAAGTATTAGAAGAAAATTATAAGATTGAAGCACAGAAGTTGAGAGACTTACAACAATCTCTCAAAGAAACACCCGCAATATATAGTGATGCTAAAAAAAATATTATGTGTTACAGAAGTAAAAAATGGAAAATAACTAGACAAATTAGATTAGAACAAATGAAAATAGTAAATACTAGTTATATTATTCCTTTAATTATTCCGTTGTCTGTTACAATATAATTTGAACTTCGTGTTCATTGTTTGCTAGGCCATTGCTTAATAATGTTTCAATATGTAAAGCTAAATAAAATTTGAATTCATTGGTATATAAAAAAACAGTTTTATTATTATTATCAGGGTCTGAATAGCTAATAATATTAGAATTAATTAGTATATTATGTCTACAATTTGGGCACGTTTGATGTTGTATTAGCCATTGTTTTATAGCACCACTATTAAATATATGTCCGCATTCTTTAATCATTGTTACATCATCGCAATTTGAGAATTTTTCGTGTGTTATAGCGCAACTATCATTTGTGGGATTTTCTATATTTCCATAATACAAGTCAATAGTGTTTGACTTAATTAGTGCATATATATTAGTATTCGATAGTTTTATAAAATCATCAAAATCATAATTAAATAAATGGGCATTGTTTTCATTGGTGCTAGCAACATTAGAATTGCTAGTACCATTAGCAACATTGCTAGCATTGGCATTATTAATATAATAATTATTCATATACATAACATTATTCAAATAAGTTATGCTATTGTTTAAATAATTAACGCTATTATTTAAATAATGTATATAATTATTTGAAAATGTTAGTAAATTATTCATAGTCGCAGCATTTATAGAGTCATTAGCATTTATAGAGTCATTAGCATTTAATGCATTCATATAATAAATGTATAATATAAATTATATAAATAATATATATTTAAATATATATAATTAAATATATTGTTATAAAACTATTAAGCATATGAATAGTCAAATAGATTATAAATATTTAGTAGCTAACGATTTAATAGATAAATATAATAATAAGGGATTAAGTGGATTATGTAATTTAGGAAATACGTGTTATATAAACTCTTGTATGCAAATATTATCACAATGTTATGAATTAAATGAGTTGATTACTGGTGTTGGAGAACATATATCTAGTGAAAATGGACTAGTTTTGAAAGAATGGAAAGATTTGAGAGATTTGTTATGGAGTAAAAATTGCATAATTAGTCCAAATAGGTTTATAAACGCAATACAAAGAGTTGCAGCATTAAAAAAATGTGATTTATTTACAGGTTATGCACAAAATGATTTGCCAGAGTTTTTAATATTTATTTTTGATTGTTTTCACGAAGCATTGCAACGAAAGGTGCATATAAGCGTTGATGGAAAAACAGAAAACGACCTTGATGAATTAGCGAAGACTTGTTATGAAATGATAAGAGCTACTTATAGTTCTAGTTATTCTGAAATTATTGATTTATTTTTTGGAATACACGTTTCGCTGATTATAACAAATGACAATTCAAATAAGATTTTGAGTATTAAACCTGAGCCATTTAGTACAATTAATTTACCATTACCAGCAGAACATAAAAAATGTTCTATATATGATTGCTTTGATTTATATACTAATTATGAGTTTTTAGAAGGTTCAAATGCGTGGTTTAACGAAAAGACGAATAAAAAGGAAGATGTTGTAAAAACCATTAAATTTTGGAGCTTACCAAATATATTAATTGTAGATTTTAAGAGATTTACTAATTCAAATCAAAAATTAAATCATATAATTCACACTCCTTTATTGGGGTTAGACCTGAGTAAATATGTTATAGGTTATAACAGAGAGCAATATGTTTATGAGTTGTTTGGAATTTGTAATCATTATGGAGAAAGTCACGGCGGACATTATACTGCATATATTAAAAATTCTAATCAAAAGTGGTATCATTTTAATGACACAAATGTGACTGAAATTAGTGAATCGCAGTTAATCACGGCAAAAGGATATTGTTATTTTTATAGAAAATTACTATAGAATTATAGATTATAGAATTATAGAATTATAGAAAAATAGATTATTATTATTTTATTAATATATTAATATAATAATAATATAATATGGCATTAGTTAATAATATAACGCAAGATTTTTACAATAATTTAAATAATTTAGGCACTAATCCTTTTGTATTAGTGGTGCTTATTGTTATTATTATGGTTTATTACATAATATTTTCATTTTTAGGCACTTCATACGACTATGGAAATATGCCTTCTAATCGAAGCGGAGGACATTACATTATTGAGGCCTTACTATGGGGAATATTTATTCTTTTAATTTTTGTTAATGGACTGGCGTATTTTTTCAATATTAATATTGTAACTGAATTTAAACATTTATTTTCTAAAAACCCAGAAATAACTATAAAATCAGTAGTAGACCAAGCTGATATATCTATGAATGCTACTGATGCTGCTACTACCAATGAAGTTTATCACGTTCCTGGTAATAGATTTACATATCACGATGCTAAAGCTGTGTGCAAAGCATTTGACGGAGAATTAGCTAATTACAATCAATTAAATGAGGCCCATAAAACCGGAGCAAGTTGGTGTAGTTATGGATGGACAAAAGACCAGTTGGGGCTTTATCCAACAAGTCAAAATGATTGGACAAAGTTACAAGATAAAGAGGGTCATAAATATGACTGCGGACTGCCTGGTATAAATGGTGGCTATGTTCCTAACCCTCATACTAAATTAGGTTCGAATTGTTATGGTGTAAAACCTAAACAAAGCGAACTCGAAAAAGCATATGTAAATAAAGATTTATATCCTAAAACAACAAAAGAATTATTATTTGAGCAACGTGTGCAATTTTGGAAAGACAGAATTAGTAATGTATTAATAAGTCCATTTAATAATTCTAACTGGTTCAAAGTCTCTTAATACTTATTTTTTTCGTGTAGATTTTTTTTGTGTTTTTTTCCGTGATTTTTTGCTAAGTTGCTTCTTTGTTGAATCAATTAAACCGTATAATTTGAAGAATATTTGCTCATTTATAGTAGCCTTATCTGGTGCAATTGAATTTTTATAACCAGCTTCGTTGCTGTAAGTAAGTGGTTCTTTCAAATTCGATAACTGGCTTTCTAATATATTAAAACCAGGAAGCATAGCTAATTTATTCAAACTTGGTTTTGTTTTATCTAGATTGTCAAGGTATTTGAACATAGTTTGATGTATATTTATATATATTTATATATTTATATATATACATTTATATAAATTAACTTATTTTGTAAGTTCGTTTAATTAAATTGTTTGTTTTAAATGTTCTTTTTGATTTAATAAACTCAATAAGTTCATTTTCAATAGACTTACTATTTTCATAATCTGTAAAAAACTCTTTAAAACAATCCTCTAAAAATTTAAAGCTTAGCATATTATATTGCTTCATTTGCGTTAAACTTAATTTGCCATCGCTTATATTTATTAGTGGATAGTTTGCATTTTTAGAATCGTAATAATTAAAAATTTGTTCTTCAATATTATTTTTTTCTTCTCGTAATAGAGAGATTTGACTATATAATTTTTTATATTGATTGTCTAACGCAACCCAGGTTTTTATGCTATTTTGAATAGTTCCATCATAACTCTTAGCTTGCTCATTCATAATAATATTATTATTAATATTATGAATAAAATTTGTTGTTTTAGTTTTAAATTAAAATCTCTCAATATTTGTTTTTAGTTTTTATTTTATATTTTATATTTTTTACCTTCTTCTTCTTCTTTGCGATGACCTGTTGCGTCTTCTGGAGCCTCTTCTCTTGGTTCTTCTGTATGAAGACGGGCCCTTCATATATTGTGTGGCCGCTAATAGCGCCGCCGGAACAGTTATTTCGGCTAAAAACGAACCGCCTTTTCTTCCTCTGCCGGTTTTTTTTCCTCTGCCTTTGCCTTTTCTTGAACCGCGTCTTCTACCTCCGCTTGTTACTCCTGGAATGTCAAAGTCTAATCCGCCGCTACCGCCCATACTTGGCATCGGTTCGTCCTCCTGCATTTTATATATATTATAAAAATATAATAATTTATTAAAAAATATAATAATTTATTATAAAATATAATAAAATAATAATTTATTTATTTATTATAAAATATTATAAATAAATAATATAAAAACTTGTTAATTAACTATAATTACCTATAATTGTAATTTATTCAATTTATTATATAACTTTTTAAATCTTATATTATATTTTAATAATAGAAATAATACTCCTAAATGTAAAACAAAACTAATAAATATAAAAAATAGGAAAAAATATAAATATATGTGTATTTGCTTTAAGAAATAATCCATAATAGGATTGATTATAGAGCTCATTTCTTTTTTAATTTCTTCCGATTTTAAAAAATTAATACAATGATATGCAATACTTGATTCTGTCATAGCAGTCGTAGTCTCTTCCTCTTCTTCTTTACTAATCTCACGTTTACATTTTTTCAATCTAATATTTTTAAAAACCATTATTTCAATTTATAATAATAATAAGTATATTATTTATTACATTTATGCGTGAAAATATAAATTCATTTTTCTAAAGTTTTATATAATCAATAAATGAATAATCATATTTACGAAATATGCGAAAATTTTGATTTTGGTAGTTTAAAGTTAGAAAATCCTACACTTCTAAATGCTAACATATATTTCAGTAAATTGAATACTAATCCCAATAAAAATTTTTACATTCAACTTCCTAAATGTAAAACCAAACAAGGTATTATTCAAGCAAACACTAAATGTTTTTGCGATTTAGAATTTAATAGCAGTGACAAGCTAATTGTAGAATTTTTTGAAAATCTTGAAAATTATTTTATAAAAGAAATCTGCAATAATAAATCATTATGGTTTTATGATTCTGCTAATATATCTAATGATGACATTAATGATTTTATTAGTCCTGTTATGAGGTCATATAAAGGCGGAAAGAAATTTTTAATTAAAGCAAATATAAAGCAAGAAAAAATAAACCTTTATGATGAAAACGAAAAGAAGCTTACTTTAGCAGACTATGATAGTAATAATGAAATAATCCCACTATTAAATATAAATGGAATACGATTTTCTAAATCTTCATTCATCATTGATATTATATTAGTGCAATTTATGGTATTATATCCATCTGATACTTTAGAAAATCAATTATTGATAAAAATTAATAAAAAAAAGGAACTTACTTTAGAGAGTTCTAATAAGGAAAAGGTCGATGACGAAAATAGTAAAATAAATATAAACTTTCAACCCGTTAAGTTAGAAGAAGAAGAAGCAGAAACTGTAACAAAAGAACTTAAAGACCAAGCAGAAGCTGTAACAAAAGAACTTAAAGACAAAGCAGAAACTGTAACAAAAGAACTTAAAGACCAAGCAGAAACTGTAACAAAAGAACTTAAAGAAACCAGCTCTTTCAAATATTTGATGGATAATTTAGAAACAAATGAAACATTAGACGACGATTATGCGTTAGAAATAACAGATTTGGATGTTATTACTGAAAATAGTGAGCCACTAGAATTGAAATCACACGAAAGTATATATTTAGAAATATATAAGAAGGCTAAGCAAAAAGCAAAAGAAATAAGAAGAAATGCAGTAGAAGCATTTTTAGAAGCAAAAAATATAAAACTTAAATATAATTTAACAAATATTGTTAATGATAGTTCAAGCGATGAAGATAATTAAGTAGTAATCCATTATTTAATAATTAAACTCTTTAATTAATTATTAAACGTTTATTTAATAATCATTATTTAAATATTATTAAAAATTTTTTATTATTTATTTTATATAAAATGGCTGTTACAAAAAAGATTTTCAAAGGGCGCTTTTTAAAAGGAATTAAAACTGATCATATTTTAGGAATATTAGCATTAATTTTTGTTGCTGTACTTTTATTAAATTATTCAAAAGGTAAAAATTTATTGAGTTTACCAATGACAAATAGACTTAACTATTCTGAATTAAATGGACCATCTAATGAAGTAAATAACCAACCATTGACAGCAACATATGCTCCATATAACGGTGTATCAAATTCATCTGTAGCAACATCAGCTGATAGTCCGAATGCCATTAACCAGGTCGCATCTAATAAAGCAATACCAAATCCATCTGACCTTTTACCATTAGGTAATAATAATATGTGGTCAAATTCTATGCCCCAAGCTGATGCCGATTTAAAAAATATTAATCTATTAAATCCTGCACAGTTAGTTGGAATTAACACACAAGGTTCAAGTTTAAGAAATTCTAACTTACAATTAAGATCTGAACCAGCAAACCCCAGATCAAATACAAATTGCCCATGGAACATTTCAACAATTGAAACCGACCAATTTAGAAAACCTTTAGAAATAGGCGCTTAAAAACTTGTGTAATAAACTTGTGTAACTAACTTGTGTAATATAATATAATGACTAGTAAAATTATATTATATTATTACATATAAATATATAAATATATATAAATGAAAACAACAACATTAGTAAGTAATCATTTGTTTAATGTTATTTTAATAATATTTATTATTATTATTGCTTTAAGGTTATATTTAAATAGTGATTCTTTTAATTTAAGATGTATTATTTCCAATGTTAATGGTAATACATATTGCGTGAGAGATAGAAATAAACTAAACTTGGCAGCGGACAGATTAGCACACGTTAATAATAACTTAAATAAACTAGTAAATCATTTATCAAAAAAATACCCAGAACAAGAAAATGTGCAACGTCTTATAAATGGTTATAACCCGAAGAAAATATATGAAACACTTCCTACAAGCGAATTTACAGCTTACAGCGAAAATAAAGGCGAAAAAATCGCGTTTTGCTTAGATACTGAAAAAAACAATAAAGGACGTTTAATAGATATTAATACATTGATGTATGTTGCATTACACGAAGTTAGCCATATTGCTACAAAATCAATAGGGCATAACGACGAGTTTTGGAATAACTTTAAATTTATGATAACAGAAGCAAAAGCTATAAATATTTATAACCCAGTCGATTATAAAAAAGAACCCGCTCGTTATTGTGGAATGAATATTACTGATAACCCATATTATGATGTTAAATAATTATATTATATTATATTATATTATATTATATTATATTATATTATATTATATTATATTATATTATATGAATTTATATATAATTTCATAAATATTATAATTTTGCTTGCTTGTAGCGTTTGAATTATTATTAATAATGTTTTTGCTATAAAAATATAAATTATGCTTATCAATATAATTATTTAAATCAGGAAAATAACAATCACATTCAAAATCGGTATCTAAATACGTAATAATTAGCTCATTAATATTGAAAATACTATTTTCTTGCTTCCTATAATTGTTCAAAAAAAGTTCATATATTTCAGCACCACCAATAATCCACACTTGTGAATAGTTTTTAGTTTTAACAAACTCTTCCAATAATTCCAATGTTGTAAAAGTTTTAACACAATTTTTACTATCACAATTATCCAATACTAAGGATTTAGACAAAATTAGGTTGTCTCTATGCGCAAGTCCTTTAACATTATTAAGGCTTTCAAATGTTTTTCTCCCCATAATAATAGCATTATTACCATTGCCACTAGTTAATTTTTTAAATTTAGCCATATCGCTTTTTATATCCCATAATAATGCATTATTTTTACCTAATCCTCTATTTTTACAATAAGCGACAATAATATTTACAATCATATTTATATAAAATTAAACTCTTATATTTATATAAATGTCAAATATATTTAAATTTTATATAAATAATAATAA